CAACCCAACTGACCGATCTCTTCGGGGCCAACGTGGCCAGGACGGCGGTCACAGCGTCGAGCCTTGTGCAGACGATCTTGGCTTCGATCCTTGCGGTCATGACCGGCCAGTCCTCACAGGTTAGGGACGTGCTGGCGATGCCGGGGGTCGAGAAGATCACGGTCAATGCTGCGGCAAACCAAACCCTCTCGGCCATTGCTGTTGACCCGAAGGTGGACAAGATCTCTCCTGCTCAGGGTGAGATTACTGCCGTTACCGAAACCGCGAAGGGGAACAATCCATGAGGAAGATTGCTTTAGTTCTGGCTCTGGCCGCCGGGCTTGGGGGCTGTGCCACTAGCACCGCCGTGTGGCAAGGGATCAGCCTTGCAACCAAGACCATCAACAACCCGGTGACGAAGGAGGAGGAGGCGAAGATTGAGCTAGCGATGGATACGGCCCTACAGTTGCTCTTGACCTACCGGCGCGCGTGTGTGGCGGGCAAGGCGGATGCGAATTGCAAGGCCAACATCCGATCGCTACAGCCCTACACTCGGGCCGCGGTTCCGTTGTTGGGCCAACTCCGTGCCTTTGTGGATAGCAACGATCAGATCAATGCCAGCGTGGTCTACAACCAACTAACCGCGCTGTACGTCAACCTCAAGACTGCCGCCAATTCCGTCGGCGTGAACGTGGGAGCCTGACATGGATCCGGTATTGGTCTTTGATCTAATCACCAAGGGTGTGAGTTTGCTACCGACCCTCGTCAGTGCGGGCATCGACATCACCCAGCGGGTGGAGCAGTTGATTACCCTCTCGAAGGGCGGGGCCGCAGGCACCCTCGACGACGCCGCAATCGCCAAGATCCGTGCGGACTTCGATGCCGACCTTGCCGAGTTCAACTCCGACCTGCCCGACTAGGCTCCGGAATGGGTGAAGTCATGGTGGACTGGAATGTCAGGTTCGGTGACTTATTGGTGGTAGCATCGCTGGTCGGAACTTGTCTATTCTACGCGGCGCGGGCTGGGCGGTTCGCAGAGAGTATCGCTAACATGCAAGAGGAGATTAAGCAATTGAAGGACGTGACGAAAGAGTTGTCAGTGATTGTTACCCAGCAGGCAGTTGCGACAGTGCGGATGGATTCGCAAGGGGAGCGGCTGAACATCCTCGACAAGCGATTGGAGGATCTACGCCACGGACAGGGGTTCGTGAGGGGGAGCCGTGGGATAGAGAAGGAGTATCCGTGACACCGTAGCGATCCCGCTATGGCGCATCACGAACAAAGGAGGCTTACTATGGCTAATGTTGGATTGATCTTGTTAGTGTTCGCGTTCGTGATCGCCTGCATCGCGACGCGGGTTGGTGCGATCGGGACGTGGGCTACGCTGCCGCTGGCGATTGCGTTTTGGATTGCGGCGGAATTGATCGGCGGTATCGGCCGAGTGTTCCACTAATGCAATTCCACATCTACCATCACCATGAGGATGAAGAGGTCAAGCGCCTCCTCTTGGCGATAGTTCAAAGGCTTGATCGAATGGAGAAGCATATCATGAGTGCACTTGACGACCTGAAGGCCGCGTTGACTGCGTTGGTTAATGAGGCCGTTACGGATCTGGAGGCGGTCATTGCCAAGTTGGCCGCGACCCCACCCGATGACACGGCTGCGATTCAGGCCCTGACTCAGCAGGCGACGGACACGACCGCGAAGTTGAAGGCGGACATGGCTGCAATTGCCATGCCGCCGCCGACCACTACGCCCTAAATCAAATCCCCATCGCTATCTATCTCCGGGACCGTTGCTTTATAGTAACGCGTCCCGGACGCGCGATCGGTCCCGTGCAGGACCAGCTTCCCGGTCCCGGTCATGATGTCCATGATGCGCCAGATGGAGTTGATCGGGAGCCGTTCCTTGGCGAAGCCCATGATCTTGTGTTCCGGCACTCCCCACTTCTTGCGGTCGTTGGTTAGGACGAAATGGTAGATCTCGTCGATCGCGGCCGAGTCGGCATTGCCCGCACCGGCCTTGAAGATGTCCGGCATGCAGGCTTCGGCCTCGACCATCCAATTTATCGCACGATCAAAGTCGGCCTTGGTGAGCAGGAGAGTATTGCTACGATCAACAGCCGATACCATCGAAAGCTTATATAAATGTACTCGTCGCCTCGTCGCATAGTGTATGAGCTTCGGGTGGTTAGGGACTGGAGGTTCGCCAATGCTACGCCAATGGTTAACCGCCGCACGGTAGTCTTCCGTAACCCCAAATTTACCGTGAAGTGAGTTAATAGTCTTGAGGTCATGTTCGAGATCCTTGTCCATTCCGATCGCGTGCTCGCCGAAGTCATCGCCCACAAACCGTTCGTCCGAGAAGATGAACATGAAGCGGGAGGTGAAGCCTTGTTCCCATGCGTTCTCCGGCATGAACTTTAGGAGGTTGGAGGGAGTGGTCCCAACGAGCATGTTGATTTGAGGGCTCTTGATGCGAATTCGAATGTCGTTCCCTCGCCGGTCTTGGCCGTACGGATCAGGGTCGTAGAAAGCGCTGAGGACTCCGACCATCTCGTCGTCGTACTTGTGAATGAACGCCCCGAGTTCGTCAGCCATAATCGCCATAGAATTGTATTCAGTTGGCGGATCCGGATGACGGATGATGGATCGTTTGGCTTTGACGAGGGCGTCCACGAGGGCAGCGGCAGACATGCTGGTTGGGGCAAGGTGGTACTCCGGGAGTTCTAGGAAGTAGCGCTTGACCGCGCGAACCGAGCGGGTCTTGCCCACGCCGGGGTGGCCCACGAGGGCGATGTAGACGTTTGGATAGATGTTCGAGGAGGTCGTCACCCAGACCTTCTGTTCCAGGGTCGCGGCGATGGTAGCGATCGCCGCCCAGCGGCGGAACAGTGCAGGGCTCTCTAGGTTAACCGTACCGGCGACGAACCTTTCGATCCAAGAGGTGCACTTGCGCGCTCCGGCGCCGTTTGTCGCTGGCCCCGATTTGGTAGTCTTTGAGCCCGTCAGGGTTCGTTTCAGCATCCCAGTCACCTTTATTCCATCCTGTTTTACAGTCGTAGGGGATAACAAGTTCGCGGCCGTGGGCCAAGGGGATTCGGATCGGGAGGTTTGCGGCGAGGATGGGGATGATGGTGTCTTCTTGGGCTGCGGGATACATGAAGGTGAGGGCGTCGTGGTCGTGCATCATTTGGATGGCGATTCGCTGCCGCCAGATCTTGAGCATGGCGGTGTTGACGATGTCGGCGAGGGAGCATTGCGGGTCGTAGGCGATGGCTTCACGGAGGGTGCCGGGGTCGTTGCGGCGGCCGAAGAAGTACCGCTTCCGGCCGGTGAGGGAAGTTATCTGCCCGTCCCTTCGTAGTCGTTCATCCACGGAGTCTTGCCATCGCTGGTGGGCGGGGAAGGCTCGGAAGTATTTGGGCTGGAAGTCTTCGACGACGTTGATGGGGAGCTTTGCCTGTTGAGAAAGCGTTGAAGGCTTGCCGCCATAATTGCTGCCGTGTCCAAGTTTCTTGCACATAAATCGATACGTATAGTGACGGTAGTAGGGCTGCTCCGCGAGGTGTTTATCGTGGACGAGATCTCCGGTCCAAGGAAGTTCGGGCCAGCAGATTCGAGCAACTGCCGTATGAGGGTCACCAGATTCGCAAGCTTCGAGATAGGTAGGGTCATTGAATAGGTTCCATTCTACGGCTCCGACGCAGAAGCTCTCGCCGGACTTGGCGTCGAACTTGGCGAACTTGTGCCCGGGGTCGGCGATGAATATCGATCGGAGAGATTCCTCAACGTTCTGGAGATTACCTCCAGTTCCGAACTCAGAGAATGAAGATGAGAAGCGGCCTGTGCTAGTGCCCGCGATATTGTACGATGTTCGCATTCGTCCATCGGGATCTATCTCCGTTTTGAGTACGCTGATCTTCTTAGCGAGGTCGCGCATCGCGGACATATGCGCCACGATGGGTCGAGCGATGAGGTAGCTTTCCATTCGCTCAAGGGCATTGCGATCCACAGTCGGGCGGCCTCCCTTCCGGATGACAGGAATCCCGAGTCGATCATAGAACAACGTATGCAGGTCGGGGTTGGATCGCCAGTTGAACCCGATGAGCCCGACCCCTTCGAGGACGATGCGGTCGAGGTTGCGTTCGAGGTGCGAGATCTTTTCGTAGAAGTCCTCGATGACTTCAGCCTTACGGCTTTGGTCAACCAGAACACCCCGCAGTCGCATCTCGAGGGCGGGCCCTTGCAGAGCGCGCGAGAAGGCATACGTTGCAGAGGTGTGGGGATCGAGTTGAGGGAGAAGAGCATCCAGAACTTCTGCGGTGACGCAAACGTCAAGGCCATTGTACACCTGTTCGCGGGTCCATTGATTGGGGATGTCGGCTGGGGTTGAGGTGGCGGTGGAGATTATCTTCATGCGTCCCTCTTGATGGTTTGGTCCACGCCCTTGCGTTCGGATTTCCAGGGGCCGTGGTCGGTGTACACGGACCCCATGAACCCGAGGGACTTCAGACTTTCGGGGAGGAGGGCGTGGTGCAGGAGCATGGTGTCGTGGGTAGCCCCGAAGGTTCGGATCCCGTAGCTTCGCCAGAGGAAGGCAATGTCGTAGAGTCCGTTCTGGAAGACCTTGGGGATGGTTGGGTCCTCAAGAATTCCCCGTACAATCTCCCAAGCCTGCCTCTCGTCCTCCGGAGTAGGCCAATAGCTTCGACCCGGTCTGCGGTCGTCATCGAATGGGATAACGAGCGCAAGATCGTGGGTTGGTGCAAAGCCAATGCATGTAACTCGCGATCCAGACGTTTCAATGTCCACAGAAAGAATACGACATCCTCGGATGTGGTCATTGAGGAACCTTTCGATGTCGGGGAGGGAGGGTTCGATCCAGATGGTGCAGGGTGGGCGACGGACTTCGGGGAACGCGGCCTCGGTTGGGGCCTTCATGAAGTCGATTACGGTAACAGGCCGAAGTTCCCATTGGCGTATCACAGCCGCAGGATGATAAGCCACAAGGCATTTATAGTCACTAACAATATGGTCGGAAAGAAAGGTAGTCCCTCGGAGTTTGGACACACCAGTGCGACCGCCAAGGGCCCAGATAGGAGTATTGCCAAGACAGATAATGAGATTGGGATCAAGAGCCATGATTTCATTGCCAAGCCTTTCGAGTTCGGGTTCGTAGGCAGCGTTGATCCACCCGATGGTGCCGAGCTTCGGCCAGCCCTGGACGGCCTCGGACTTATCGCCGCAGAAGGCTTCGAGCCGGTCGCCGGGTGGGTGGAGGTTGAAGACGTTGGTTCGGGCGACCTCTGGATGGGCCGCCCAGATCGCGTCGATGTAGTCGGACTTGCCGGTGTTGTAGTAGAGCTTGAGGTTGCCGAAGTCGCTCGGGCCAAGGGTGATGACTTCGGCTTCGTTGAGCATCTTGAGGAGTTCGAGACCGGACGGACCGACGAAGCCCTTGCCAATTCGGGCTTCGTTCTGGCCGTAGGCTTCTCCCACTAAAAGTATAGGTTTTGAGATAGCCATACTTGGGCCTAAGCCTTGTTGCCTTCGTGGACGCGGGTCGCGGCGAGAGTGGCATAGCCTGCGATGTCGTCCCAATGGTCGCGGACGGAGGGATCGCCGGTGACGATGCGGCCGAGTTTGAGGATTATCATGTGGATCGCCTCGCGTTGGACGAGGGTGAGGGCCCGCCAGCCGACTTCGTGGGTGACGACTTCTTTCATGTACTGGGCGACGCGGGCGTTATCGGCGAAGTCGCCGTGGGTGGATTGGCGTTGGTTGAGGATCGCGTCGACGTTTTGGGTTTCCAAGATCGCGGCAGCCGTTGCGTTGGTGACCATTTAAGAGCCTTTCGGATTTGACGGTAGATTACGGATTGATCCCTGCGGAAGATGATCGCGAGTTGGGCACCCGAGATCCCCATCCGCAGGTAGGCGTTGATGGCGAGGCCAATCTCAAGTCGCGTCATAGCGTGGGGTTGGCCTCGCCGGGACATTAGACTAACCCCTATACGTTACGGCTTTCACTGCCCACATCTGCGCAGTTTGCGCTTCGGTGATAGCAATGGAGCAGTAACGTACCATTTCGGGATTGTCGCCACGGGCGATGTAGCCCTTACGGAAATCATCCATGTGGTCAATGATGTCCGCATAGAGCTTCTTCAACTTGTCGACATCGCCCATTCCCGAAGGATTGAAGGTGAGGCCAACTGCCTTTTCGCCGTAGGTCTGTTCTCTAGTGGCTACCATGTTATGCGGCCTCCTGTTCTTCGCCGAAGTCGTCCGCGCTGGCGGTCTTGCCGAGACGAGCGAAGAAGCTTTCGCCGTCGTTGGAGGCTTCGTGCCGGATGTAGCCGACGACTTGGCAGTTCTGGGCCTCCTCGACCATCTCGCGAAGGGAGTCACCTTCGCCGACGCCGCAATGTTCCAGGAATTCCTTCAGCCGCCAGAGGGATCCGTCGGTGAGGTAGAAGGTCGCACGGGTGGTCTTGTCCGCGATGCCGCCCATCGAGGCGAGTTCTTCCTGGTCCACGTCGGGCCCGGCTTGGAGGGCCGCGAGCGTGAACTCAACGAACTCGGTTTGCTTCTTGGAGGACTTGTCGTAGCGCGGGAGGCCCTTGACGACCCAGAGGTACTGGCCCTCGGGGAGGGGCTTGGGCTTCTCGACTTCGCTGGGGGCTTTGTCGAGGAGGGAACCGAAGTTGGGTGCTTTTGCCATAGGTTATGCTCTTTTCAATGTGAGTGATTTAGGTTTGGGTGGGATTGCCGTTTCCTGCTTAGGTGGATCGCGAAGTACGGCAAAGAACTCCGCGAGACCTGTCTCGATGGTTAGGGATTCGGGCATTGCGAACGGGGCCGGATTGGCGAGGTCGATCATTGGGCTGGAGCGGAGTTGGATCGTGCGCTTGCCAGCGGTGTTCTTGTAGTAGATGACCGAGGGGAAGTATTGTGGGATCTTGGGGGACAGCTTCTGGCCCACGCCTTGGGGGAAGATCTTGCTGGTGCCGTCGCCGAGTTCCATGTAGAGTCCGTGGGCTATGACGATCACGTTGGTGGCCATGAGTGGGCCGGTGAGCATGGCTAGGAGGTTTTCGATTGCGTCCTGAGCGTCGCCATAGATCGCTCGACCATCTCTCTCACCTGATTTGCCAGCAGGCGTGAGAGGTTCTCGCCAGTCATAGGCCGCATCGCAGAGACGGGATAGGCTATCGATAATGAGAATGCAATCGGGACCCCATTCACTTGGGACTCCCAGGTCGACTTCGTTTCCCAGATCATCGGTGTATTTCCACCGATCAAGCATCTTGATTGTGTCGATGTACGCCTTGGGCTGGCCGGAGATGACGACTCCGGTTGCTCCGGACTTGCGCTTGTCTCTGAGGGTTCGGTATTCGACATTGGCCATCCTTTCGGGACACTCGCGCTGGATGAAGTATTTGAGCGGATCGAGGAGGTTGTCGAGATCGAGGATCCGGAGTTTGTAGCCTGCCTTGGCGAGGGAGACTAGAGATCCGGTCTTACCTGCCTTGGAATCCCCGATGAGGAGTAGTTTGACGAAGTTATTGGATTGGTGGTTGGCTAGGTTGGGCAAGAAGCACCTCCGTGTAGAGTGAGAGTAAATCGCCGTCGCGAATGTCGTAGTGATCCATGGGCATGGTGATGGTGATGGTGGTTGAGCCGCCGATGGCGATTTTGAAATGACCGGGGCCG